TATCTCATTTTTAAACCATACACGGTTAAGATTCTGGACTAATTCCATTCTTCTGTGTTTAATAAAGGAAACATTATGTCAAGCCCAAAACTCGACCCAATAAAGGTCACATTTAGTATTCTCGCTTCTCGTGGCGCTAAGTTCATTAGCCGCCAAGTCATTAAATTAGATGATATCTACATTCCACCAATTAAAGGCGATACATTTAATTCTGCTCGCCGTAATGGTAAAAGTCCATTCCATGTTCAAAGCTTAGCAAACTCTTTGCAACAAGGTATTGATTACACAAAAATGCCTCCAGTGGTTCGTCCTGAGCCAAAGCAAATTGATGGTAAAATTTATAAGTGGACACTGGTAGCAGGAAATCATCGTTTAGAAGCGTTGCGTTCAATTAATGTTGATGAATGGATTTTTGATATCTACGATTTTAATACATCAGATAGTGCCTCTTTTGAAGATGCTATTGCAACATTTCAATTGCGTGAGAACAACTTTGCACCAGCATTAGCATCAACTGAAGATGATGTTGTGAATGTTATCAGTCGTTTGATTAATCATGGTTCTAAAATGATTGAACCTAACGAAGATAGTATTCGTAATTATGTTGATGATGTTTGTACCTATATGCATGGCAATACAAAGAATAAAGTTGTTAAAAATGTTATTCGTTTATTGAAAAGAAGTGGTCTAAAGGTACATCAAGATTTTACTACTTACACCGCACAAGATATTGTTCAATTTATTGAAGATAAAAAAGTAGATGTTGTAGTTGGTGGTAATTTTGACCATAAGCGTAAAGAATTTGGTTGGTCTGTGTTAGAAGGATATCCACATGAGTTCGTTTTAAATGCAGCTAAAAAATTCGCTGAAACTGGTAACAAATCTTATTTTACATTGCATACATATCGTCCTTTGGATAATCAAACGGTGAAAGATAAGCGTGATAAGATGTTATCACATTTGAGTTCTGTTGAAGAAAGTTTGATAAAAGCTGTTGAATACTACCAAAAAACTGGTGTTTTTCCTTGGCGTGTTCATGGTTACTTACCACAAGATTTAACTAATGAAGATTCTTATATTGTTGCCTAAGTTGTTGTGATTAACATAACCTGCTTTTCGGAGTGGGTTATGTTATAATGAATTATTATATTATGAGGTGTGTGGATGGAACATTTATTATGGACAGAAAAGTATCGTCCTAAAAAGATTGATGATTGTATTCTTCCTGAGCGGTTAAAGAAGCCGTTTCAGGAATATGTTAATCAAAGTAATATACCCAATCTTCTTTTATCTGGTGGTGCAGGCGTAGGTAAAACTACTGTTGCAAAAGCCATGTGTGAAGAAATTGGTTGTGATGTTATGGTCATCAATGGTTCAGATGAAGGTCGCTTGATTGATACCTTTAGAACCAAAATCAAAAACTTTGCTTCGTCTATGTCGCTTGCAGGCGGCAGAAAAGTTGTTATCATTGATGAAGCAGATTACTGTAATGCCGAATCAGTTCAACCTGCCCTAAGAAACTTCATTGAAGAATTTGCAGGCAACTGTTCGTTTATCTTTACTTGTAATTACAAAAACAAACTGATTGATCCTCTCCATAGTCGGTGTGCAGTTATTGACTTTGCACTAAAGAATGGTGAGAAGGCACAGATGGCCTCTGCGTTTATGAAGCGGGTTCAGTCTGTTTTGCAAAGTGAAAATGTTGACTATGATGATAAGGTAGTTGCAGAATTAATCAAGAAACATTTTCCAGATTTTCGCCGTGTGATAAATGAATTGCAACGCTATTCGCAGCTTGGTAAAATTGACATTGGCATCCTATCTCAAATCTCCGATGTAACGATTAATGATATCATTAAGTATATCAAAGAGAAAGACTTTGGTGCAATTCGTAAATGGGTTGCAAGTAATGATATAGATGCTACAGCATTCTATCGTAAACTATATGATAATCTGTATGAGGTTTTGAAGCCTCAATCTATTCCTCAGGCCGTCTTAATTCTCGCTGACTATCAATACAAAGGTGCATTTGTTGCTGACCAAGAAATCAACACAGTTGCTTGCTTGACAGAGTTGATGGTTTCTTGTGAATTTAAATAGAAAGATATATTATGTTATGTTTAACTGGTGGAGAATTTCTAGGTTGGTTTAAGTTTGATAATGTTTATGACTTTTCAAACAATATTAATTCAGCAGTATATTCATTTGCTGTTGTAGAACAAGTACCAAGTAATAATTTATTGCCTTTTAATATTGAGGAAACATTCTACATTGGTGAATCTGGCGGACAAGATCCTACTTGGGACCAAAAAAACAAAGATAGTGGTCGTGGTAGAATACAAACTTCATTCCATATGAGAATGAAAGCTCATTCAGTAATGTTGGTTAGAGATGTTACTAGCATGATTCCTTCTAATCAGTTTGTTGCTATTGCTATTTTTGTTCCTAAAGATATATCTAATATGGACTACTGTAAAGCATGGCAAAAATCTGTTGAGAGTGAACTGATTTGTTATTATAGTTTGATGTTTGGTAATTCTCCAGAATTCAATCTTGCACACAAGAGTACCGCTACTAAAAAACGATTGAATCCAAACTCAATCTCTCAGAAAGTGATTACTGAAATGAAACAACAAAGTTTGGAGAAACATTTTTTATAATGAACGATTTAGTTTATAACATTTTCAAATGGATACATGATGATTGGAAATCCCACCCTTTACGCTTTATCGTTGAACTCGTGGCATGGGCAATTTCTATTGGTTGCTCTATCACAATGGCTCTCACCGTACCTCACCCACCGTTACTTCTCTTATATCCAATTTGGATTCTCGGTTGCAGTTTGTATTTGTGGGCTGCTTTTACTCGCAAATCTTTTGGGATGGTCGCTAATTACCTTCTACTTACTGCTATTGATACAGTCGGCTTAGTGAGGATGCTGACATGAGTAACCCATTTGATTATGCAACTGCCATTCTCCAGAACAAGAAACAATTAATCGTTGATGATATTACAGAGAAAGGTTATATACCATTTATGGTCAACCGTTCTTTGTCGTACCATAAAGACTGTATTATCTATGCGAATGAGATGAATCAGAGGCACCACCTTGGAAAAAGGCTTCAAAACGACTTTTTACTAAATACTGTGAGGTCTCAAAAAAGACCATTCGCAAAGTGGGTTAAGTCTGAGAAAAGTGAAGATATAGAATGTGTGAAGTTAGTCTATGGACTATCAGATTCCAAAGCTCGTGAAGCTCTACGCCTACTTAGTGATGAACAAATCCAACAATTAAAAGAAAAAACCTATACGGGTGGATAAACATCATGGTAGATTTAAGCAAGTTCGTTGAAGTAACTCTCAACGAGCAGGATGATTTTTTGAAAGTTCGTGAAACGCTAACACGAATTGGTGTATCATCACGCAAGGAAAGAATTCTATACCAGTCTTGCCATATTTTACATAAGCAAGGCCAATATTACATAGTGCATTTCAAAGAGTTGTTTGCTCTTGACGGCAAACCATCTAACATTTCTGAAAATGATATTCAAAGACGAAATGCAATTGCAAAGTTGTTAGAAGAATGGGGTCTAGTTACAATTATTAATCCACAAATTATGATTGATAATATTGCACCACTTCACCAAATTAAAATCATTTCATTCAAAGAGAAGCACGAATGGGAATTGGTAACAAAGTATAATATTGGTAAGAAACCAGATTCATTGTATTAAGAATTCACCTTAGGACCGCTAAGTTACGAATCGTGGATAAAACGGCTACAACGATAGGGTAGCGCTAGAGCCCGTAACTAGCAAATCACGGTAAGTGTGGTATTATTGCCGCATTTCGCCATTCTCTATGTTATAATGGTAGTATATGAAGATAGCTCTCGCCTCCGATATTCACCTTGAATTTGCAGACCTCATACTAAAGAATGAGGAGAATGCTGACGTTCTTATTTTAAGTGGTGATATCTGTACCGCTAAAGTATTTAAACACAAGCCAAAAGAAAGAACGAAGGTTAAAGATTTCTTTAAACGGTGCTCGTTTCAATTTCCTCATGTTGTGTATATCATGGGTAATCACGAGCATTATGATTTTGATATTGCTAAAACATATGATAGATTGAAAGCTGAGTTAGCTGACTTACCTAATATTCATGTATTAGAAAAAGAAACATGGGAACAT